GTTGAGCAAACTTATGCTAAGGAATACAAGGCAGTTGGTTGGATAAACCTACAACCTGTATTCTCTTATCAGAGACCTGCTGAGATACTTAAACAAGTTGCTGATTTAAACAGGGATAAGTTCCCACAGTTTAAGTTTCAACTAAGTATGGAAGCCGTGCCTGTATTTAACAAAGACGGAGATAATATAACTATTTATGATGTTGATATAGAAGGAGAAGAAGAATGAATGAATTAGATTTTATTTGGTTAATGATTTATATGTTAGGTGGCTTTGCCGTAGTTGGTGTAGTGCTTATGATTATTGAAACATTAGCTTTAAAACTATTCCCACATAAATATTGGAATGAAGATTCTATTAGTAAAGAATTAGATTTACTATATTTAGAATTACAAAAGGGAAAAGAAATCAAGGTTGCAGATTACATTAAGGAGAAGATATGACGCAAGAAATTATGGGAACTGCTGAGATTGGTGCTTGGCTAGGAGTAACTAGACAAGAAGTGGCACAATGGAAGTTTCAAGGGAAGCTACCTAATCCTGATTACCAATTAAAAGCAACACCTGTTTGGAAACAAAGTACATTACTTGAGTGGAGAGAAGAAAACACTTGGGTAGAGAATAGAGTTAATAGCTCAAAGGAGTTGGTAAATGGATAACAAAGATAAATTAATATCAAGACAAGTAGCTTTAAAAGGTGCAGTTGAATTAGCAAAAGATACTGACACCATTGATGAAGTCCTAGCAACTGCAGAGATAATACAGAATTGGATTCTTAGTCCGTTTTCTAAAGTCGCTGAGAATCCTGTTGTCAGTACACCAATGACGCAACCAAGCCCACCAATTCGTGAATCATCACAAAGCCCTGTGGGTCAAGGAGAGTTTAAATGCCCTTCTTGTGCGTCAAAGGTGTACGACAACAGAATAGATAAGAAGTCTGATAAAAGCCCTAACTTCAAATGTGGCAACAAACAATGTACAGGTGGTAACAATGGTTATCCTTATGCAAGTTGGTCTGATGAGCCACCTGCTGAGATTATGCCTAACTATGTACCTGCTGACTTGGTACAACCTAAATCATTGGACGATATTACCGATTCAGATACTCCCTTCTAATTGGTATAGTACGGTGCTGAGTGAGTATCTTGACGCAAGGTACTCACTACGGCATAGATAGGACATTATGAGAATAGAAGCAGATAATTACTTTGCAATAATACCTGAGTGGATATTAGACGCAGACATTAGCCCAAGAGCAAAGAACTTGTATTGTATCTTATGGACTTATGCAGATAGAAAAGACGGCTCTTGTTATCCAAGTGTTACCACTTTGGCAAAGCGAGTAGGTGTAAGTAGAGCTAATACACACAAGCTCATAAATGAATTGCTTGATATTGGTGCAATAGAAAAGAAGAATCGATACAAAGATAATGCAAAGCAGACTAATCTATATTTCTTAAAAACAAGCAACCCATATATCAAATCTGATACCACTACATCTAGTAGTATCGCTGATGATACTAGGGGTAGTATTGCAGACGATACAAGGGTAGTATCGGAGACAGTACATAGAACTATAACCAATGAACTAAAACCAATAGATGTGGATTCTCCACAACTAAATAAGATTGATGAAGAAGTATTAAGAAATAGAAAAGCTCTTTACAAGGTATTCTGTGATGAGCTTGGCTATACACCTAGAACTCAAGGCGAGAAGTCAGGTTGGTTTAAAGTCTGCAAGGAGTTAGTAGAAGCAGGAGTAACAACTGATATGCTTAAAGGTTCAATAGAAGCCTACAAGAAGCATTGGAATAAGATTGATGTAACACCTTACGCAATCAACAAATGGTTTGGTAAGTTTGAAGCTCTAGGTCAAGATGAGATACGCAAGAAAAGAATGGCAGAGAATCCTGAATTAATATGCGTAGAACAAGGGCATAAGTTCATAGACCACGACTTCTTTTTGTATTGTATTGTGTGCAAATTAGAGCAAAAAAAGTAGTCGAACATTTGTTCTAATTAAAAATCTATAAACAAAGTTCTGAGCTAATTTTTACTGAAAAATTAACATTTTTTTAAAAAAAATAAAAAAAATTTATAAAAGCCTATAAACATTGGGTTTTTTATTGCTCTTTGAGGCTATAAAAGTGGCATTTATATATAATCTATGATTATAATGTTCTTATGAATGAAACAAAGACATACACTTACTTGGCAGAGACTCTAGGTCTTGATGTTAAAATTGTTGAAGGTATCTCACAAGCAGGTAACACTCACATTGGAACTGAAGAAAAAACAGTTGGACAATATCTAGGACTTATAGCCACAGGTCAAGTTAATGGTAAAGAAGTAGAAGTTAATGTAACTTTGGAAGTAATTTTTGGTGGAAAGAATGAGCCAAAGATTGACAATGCTTTTTATGTTCTTACAAATAACCCAACAGTTGAAATACCTTTGGGTAAAGGTACATACAAACTTACAGACTTACATTGGTTAATTTAAAAAGGAGAAAAAAATGACACAAAGAGAAATAGATAAAATAGTAAAAGGTTTTGACCCTGATACATCACACGAGATGAAATGGTGTTTTGAATTACTTGAATCCTGTGGAATAGACTTTTCTAAAGACGGAGAAAAAGTTTTAAAGGCTACTAAAAAATTAAAGTATGTAGCTTAATTTATAAAAAACAATCTTGCAGGTCGGTTTCTTTTGAGACCGACTTTGCTATTATGGGTGGATAATGCCAAAGCAAACTTTAGCTCATAATGAACAATTAGTAGAAGCACTTTGTGATTCTATTGCGTCAGGAATGTATGTTAATCTTGCGTGTCAATCTGTTGGAATAAGCACATCAGCTTTATCTGAATGGAAAATTAAAGGACAAAAAGGAATACACCCTTACGATAAAGTTTGGCAAAGAATACAGATAGCAGAAGCAAAAGCTATTGAACGAAGAATTAAAAGAATTGAAGAAGCAGGAGAGAATGGCTCTTGGCAGGCAGACGCTTGGTACTTAGAGAGAAGATACCCACATTTGTTTGGTAAGAGAGATACAGTTGCCATTGAAAACCAAGACAATCCAAAAGTAAGATTGCGTTGGGCAGACGGTAACCTACTTGAAGGACAAGATGAATATATTGAAGGCGAAGTCATAGAGCCAAAAAGATTGGAAGATAACAATGAATGAAGAAGAAATAAATAATAAGTTTGCTGACATCATAGAATCTCTTGATATGAGAGAGATTGAAGAAGAAATATTAGATGAAATAGTTATCGACATCAATGAACTTCCTGCCATTGTCTTTATGCCAATACTTACAGACTTTGGACTTGTTTATAATTCTTTTAATATGCCAACAAAACACATCGAGAGTTTTTTAGCTTGGCTTAATTCCCAACAGGAGTAAATATGCAATCATCATTGGACGCAAATGTCAGCTCAGGCTTAGACATCGAGCTTCCACCTTTACACTCTGCACAAATGGAAGTAGTAAACAATATGAAAAGGTTTACTGTTCTTAGTGCAGGAAGGCGTTGGGGTAAGACCAAACTTGGTGTTTGGCTTTGCCTTAAATACGCTTGGGAAGGCAAAAGAGCTTGGTGGATTGCACCTTCTTACTCTATGACTAATGAAGCGTGGGCAGACTTAAGAAGCATTGGCATTGAATACGGAGTAAAAGTAAAAGAAGCTGAGAGAACTATTATTACAACTACAGGTGGCTCAGTTCAAGTAAGGTCAGCAGATGACCCTATGAAGTTAAGGGGTGCAGGTTTAGACTTTGTTGTTTTAGACGAGTGTGCCTTTATGAAACCACAAACTTGGGCAGAAGTAATTAGACCTGCATTAACAGAGAAAAAAGGTAGTGCATTATTTATCAGCACACCAAAAGGATATAATTTTTTTGAAAAGCTCTACTCAGAAGCAAATTTATTAGATGATTGGGTAAGATTTACATACCCAACACATACAAATCCAATCATTGACCCTATAGAATTAGAATCAGCAAAACAAGAAATAGGTAGTTTTTTGTTTGCTCAAGAATACGAAGCTCAATTTATAGAAGCCACAGGTGGCTTGTTTAAAGCAGATTGGTTTGAGCATTACTCCATAGAAGAACGAATATCTATTGATAAGGAGACAAAAAATGAATATTTGGAAGTTTATTATAAGTATAAAGACAAAGAGTGTAAGTTGGAAGATTGCCGTAGATACGCAACTGTTGACTTGGCTACATCAACTAGAGAGAGTGCTGACTTCACGGTCATTACATCGGTGGCAATCACACCTGAAGGCAAGATTCTTATTCTCGACATTGACAGACGAAGATTGGAAGCACCTGATTTATTGCCATTACTACAAAGAAAAGTTCAGCAGTTTGACCTTGCTTATGTCGGAATTGAGAGAGCAGGTTATCAGTTGGCGTTTATTCAAATGGCTAAGAGAGAAGGATTA